CGTCGAGTACGAAGAGATAACCGGTGCTCGAATAGCTATTGATAAACTCGATAACGGAAAAGTCCCAATCCCCAAGTTAACTGAAAATCTGTTTTACTACATAGATGAATATAGCGAACAGCTTCGGTTCTACAAAAAGAAAAAGAAAGCCGCTCCGGTAAAGCGTCCGCAGGCTGAAATCGACAGAGAAAAAGCGATGCGTGAAGCTAATGCACGGTGCACGGAAATCATCGTGATGCTATGCTGCGAGGGGTTGTATCTGCAATCATTAGTCTCTCGTTCCAGTACGGATTTCCGTCTTCTTCGGAAATGTTCAAAATGGCGGGAATTGAAAGAACCTACAGCGGCGGAGAAAAAGAGAAGGTTACGGCTGAACTGATGAAGCAGATAGACGAGGTTACCCCGAAAATAATCTATGCCGCGTTCTGTGATGAAAACGAATACTATCACACCAGATATATTCAGCAATTTCCTCGTCATCAGAGCAATAGCCGACTTGACGCTTTGTATGATTGGCTGTGTTCAGTCGGTTATGAAATGTCCGATGATGAGAAGGGACTGCGTGATGGTACCCATGAGCTTCTGCACTTAGGCAATGAGTAGAAGTCGCTGGTCAGAAACAGATATTGCGTTTCTTCGGAAGAACTGGCCGGAAATGAGCGACGAGGAAATCGGAAAGAAGCTCGGTCGATCGGCGTGGGCGGTACAGACTAAGCGCTACAAATTGGGTGTTCATGTGAATTCTGAGGATTGGTCAAATGACGAGGACGCTTTCATACTGGAACATTGGGCAACCCGATCAGACGAAGAAATCGCGAAGAATCTCTGTCGAAGCCCGAACGCAGTGCATTGGCGTGGTGTATCCATGGGATTAATGCGCACCTCAATGCCAGAGAGAGGGCGTCGCCGGTGGAGTGAGGAAGAGATCCAGTATCTTCAGGAAAACTGGGGTTCGGTTTCCGTCAAGCATATATGCAAAAAGCTTGATCGAACAGAGGCATCTATTCATGTTATGCAGAAGAAAATGAAACTGGGGGCATTTCTGGATGGCGGCGAATACATCACCTTGAATAAACTGCTTACAGCTGTAACAGGAACGGAGACTGCTTATTCGTACAAAACAATAAGCTGGGTGAAAAATAGAGGCTTGCCCGTGCATATCAAGCGAATCAGCGAAAAACGTGTAAAAGTCGTGTACATTGATGAGTTTTGGCGATGGGCCGAGAATAATCGCTCATTTATAGATTTCTCCAAAATGGAACCTTTAGCTTTAGGCAAGGAGCCGGAGTGGGTGAAAGAACAGCGTCGCAAGGATTTTCAGGCATTTGCAATCCAGAGAAAGGATCCTTGGACGCCGAACGAAGATGATAGACTGCGCTTGTTATTAAAGCAACACAAATACGGCTATGCTGAATTATCTGACATGCTTCATCGGTCTGCGGGTGCCATACAAAGGCGATGTACCGATCTTAAAATAAAAGAGAGACCGGTCAAGGCGGACAACCATAGTCAGGAAAGCACGTGGACCGATGCCGATTATGAGATACTTGCCGATGGGATCCGCTCCGGAGATAGTTATACCATGATTGGAAAGGCGTTAGGTAAGTCGGAAAAAGCTATACGCGGTAAAGTCTACGCGAAATACCTGACGGAGAACGCGGATAAGGTGCGTTCTATGTTGCGTGACGGCAAGTGGGGTAACGGGGCGCCAGAGCCAATGGTAAAACATATGATCCATCTGTCGAGCTATCGAGCGGCTGTAAAAAAAGAACTTTCCATACTTGTTGCCGCCCTGAAGTACCGAATGAATGAGCTTGGCTACGACCCATATTGGCAGCGTTTTATGTGCCTGAACTGGGATGATTTCAACGGTTGTGCCGCCAGATGCACCGACTGCGATTCATGTACCGAGTTTCGCCGTATCAAACCTCAATACTGCGCTCGCTGCGGCGCTACCTTTTACGAGCGCCATGAGAATCGTTTCTGCGAGAGCTGCCGCAAAGCACGACGCAAAGCAGCTCAGCGCAAATGGCGGCGGCAAAGCGAGAAAGGATATGCCGATGACTAACCAGCGCCCACCCGTTCCCACCGAGAGCGAAGAACAGCAGCAGATATTTCAGTGGGCGTCATACGCCCTCGGCCGCTATCCTGAGCTGAAATATATGTACCACGTTCCCAACGGCGGAGTTCGCAACAAAGCAACCGCAGGCAGATTGAAAGCCGAGGGCGTAAAGTCCGGCGTGCCGGATATCTGCCTGCCGGTCCCCCGGGGCAAGTACCATGGCCTCTACATCGAACTCAAGCGCCGTAAAGGCGGCAGGCTGTCTGATGATCAGAGCGATTGGCTTGCCGCCCTGCGCGGCTTTGGTTATTTAGCCGCTTCCTGTCGTGGTGCCCGGGAGGCCATAGAGCTTATTCAGAGATATTTGAACCTGAGAGAGGAATAATATCTATCGGTCGAGCGGCTGATACTGCCGCGTCAGCACAAGGAGGAAATATATGTACCCATACCACAACAGGATAAAGCAGCGCATCCGCGACGGTGAACTTATCGGTTACCGCTATGTGAATGATTATCCCAGAATCGGAAAATGTCTGCTGCTGGAGTTCAGCACGCCGCCGTTTGTCAGGCCGGTGAGGCCAGAGCGGTATGGGGAGTATGAGCCGATTCTAAGGGAGTGGGAGAAGAAAGGAGAATAACGATGAAAGTAATAGCACATTTGACGATTAGCGAATGGTTTATAGCATTGCTATCTGAGAAAGGCGGATTAAGCGACGCAAACGAAATTAAGCAGGCACTTAGCGAAGCGTTTGAGGAAATGCCGTTTGTTTCAAAGGTTGAGACAGAAATAGAAGACGAGGTGCCCGAAGAGACAGGGGGCCATATTAATCCTGAAAGAGAGAAGTCCCATGACCTTCCGTAAACGCCGGGGTATCGACCTGTCTTACGTTGAACAGGGCTACATAGCCTTCAGCTGCTGGCGGTATTTCAAGCAGCCGCCGGAGGTGCAGCAGAAGATAATCAACCTCTGCATGCAGATCGGCGGGGAGCACTATGTAGCCCTGTTTGAGGTGATGACCCGTCCTGATCTGAGCGTGGCTGCGGTGGCGATGCGGCACTATATCAGCGAATCTCTGCTGTACAGCCTGAGAAAGAAATTCTATGAGAGCTGGGAGTGACCCCGGCTCTTTTTCTCGTTTAGCTCAAGTGTGTGATAACTGACACGCCTTTCGTGTTACGATCACCTTGGTTAGAGGTTTTGGCATTTTACTCTGACCCTCCTAATAGCCAATGCAAAACACAGGGCGGCGAGTTTTGCAGCGCCTGCAAAAGGCGTAGTTTTTGAGCCGCCAATGCAGAACACAGGAGAAACGCGAATGATGCAAGAATCTGTCTTCTTAAAGAAAAAGCGAACACGTTTTAAGCTGGGCGGGTCTGTCGGCCATCTTGAGAGTTTGCTCGGTGGATGTCTGCCCGCGGACGACGAAGTCTATAAGCTGATCTCAAATCGCCATTTCTCCGTAATATCGCTGATTCTTTATATTGCTCAGCGTACAGTTATCAATGAGCTTTATGTTTCTACATTTGGAGTTGGAAGAAAAGAAATCGTTATGCTTCAAGGGTTACATGAGCAAGGAAGACTTGGCAATGTTTCGCTTGTAGCTGGCCGCATTATGGCTAATGCCGCAGACAAAAAGGAACGTGATCACCTACTCAAGCAGATATGCGAGAGGAATGAGTGGAGGTATATTTGCATTGATAACCACGCCAAACTGGCCCTGCTCGACACAAGCGCCGGTAAATTTATTATCGAGACCTCCAGCAACCTCAACGAGAACCCATCCATCGAGCACTTTAGTTTTGAGAAATCACCGGAGGCTTACGATTTTTACAAGGATTGGTTTGAATCATGGCTAAATCAAAAGCAGCCCAGTGGATAGAACCGGACGGCCTCACGCTGCTCGGAGCATGGGCGCGGGATGGACTGACCGACGAGGAAATAGCAGCAAAGTGCGGCATTTCCCGCTCGACACTTGCCGAATGGAAAAAGCGCTATCCGGACATTTCGGACACCCTAAAAAGGGGCAAGGATATTGTCGATTGCGAGGTCGAGAATGCACTTCTCAAGCGAGCCGTCGGATATTCGACTGTTGAAACACGCGTAGAATACGAATGCGGCATCGAGGTTAAGCGCATAGAGACGATAAAAGAGGTACCGCCCGACACGACCGCCCAAATCTTCTGGCTCAAGAATCGCCGCCCGGATATATGGCGCGATAAGCAGCAGGTGGAAGCCGACGTTGACACCGAGCTGCATATTGAACTTTCCGACGAGCTGAAAGAGTTTATACAGTGAAGCTCAATATTCCCAGACCCAACGCAAAGCAGGTACAGTTTCTTAAAGCCGTAGCGCGATATGTCGCCTATGGTGGCTCCCGAGGCGGCGGTAAGAGCTGGGCCATACGTATCAAGGTGGCGCTGCTCGCGCTGTTCTGGCAAGGCATAAAGATACTCATACTG